GTCCCAGACAAAGACACCGTGGCCCCGGCAAGTGTGTTGCCACCCGCCGTGTAACCCGCACCTACTACCTCGTCAGAGGTGGAGTAAACGGTCGTTGCTGCGCTCAACGTAGCCAGAGACGTATACAACGCAATTTTGAGGACATCAGTGTCCATATCATGTTCGCCAAGCAGAATCTGCTGCTTGAAAGAACTGCACATTGCTTGGGTGATTGCCATGATGGCTCCTTAAATAACCTGAGTTCTAACCTGCCCACTGCGGTAGGCGTCCTGGCGGTTCTTGCCATCACCAAGATTCTTCAGCAATGTCAGGGACTGGACAAACTGCTTATCCATCTCGGCCACAATGTCCTGCTCTTGCTTCATGAACCGGGCTGCTTCCACCATCACTGCGTTAAACAGCACAGAGTCAAAGTTGTCGCTCAGCCACGTATTGGTGGCAGTCACGATGCTCTCTGGGTAGTAGAAGTAGTGCAGTTCTGCCGTCAGTGCAGCAGAGGGCGTCGGGCCAAGGATTAGCGTCAACTCATCAGGATTGCTGCTATCCGGGCCAAAGAGCGCGTAATACTTGGGCGTACCCTGCGATGACGGGTTTGGAAACGCTGAGCGGATGAAGTTCACATCCTTGTTCAGCAGATACTCGTAGTTTCCAGACCCATCAATCACTGCAAGGCTGAAGACAGACAAGAAATCTGTCGGCGCAGAAAGGTAGGCATTACCCTGAGTCAACGTGCCTGTGACATTCTTCCGAAGTGCTGGAAGCTGGACGGCGTTGTAGATACGCTGCTCAGCCAACTTCGTCATCGTGGCGAAGTCAGTTGCCGAGAAAGTGTTCTCGGTGTAATCCTCTACATTTTGTTTGAGGGCAGCGTAATCCACGGGTTACCTCACGCCATCGGCCCACGGGCCATCGTGCCCTTGGTCGCACAGCCATTACCACGGGTGCGGATACCTGAAGTTTTGATGCCCGGAGCAGGATTGGCGGCAATATTGCCAATCACCATGCAACTTTCATCCCTCAAAGATTCAATGGCTTGGGGCTGACCCGGCTTGGCCGGAGCAAGTTTCTTGGTCTTCATCATGGCTTCTTCATCCCAGTCTTCTGGTTCTGAACCTTAGCAAGACCACGGCCCATCTTTAGCATGTCCGCGTCGGTCTTGCCACCTTTGTAGAAACCTTTGCCTTTGTGCATGGCTGCAACGTGCTTACCAACTTCTTGTTTGGCGATGTCGCGCATTTTTTCCATGTCTGCTCCTTAGGTCGTTACGACCGTTACTGTACCAACATATCCTATTGGGGCCAAGGCATTGGGGGTCAGCCCAACGTCGAAACTTCTGGCTCCACCCACGGGGTTCCAGCCCCACTCAATCACTCTGCTGCCCTCACCTGGATAACCCTCTTGGTCAGGGCCAGTTCCAGATACTGGGTTGGTCTGCAAACCGTTTGTGCCGGACTGATACCAAGTATTTGTATCCGGACGAGGATCTCTTATGGCCTGCGGGTCTGAGATTGGATACATGCCAAGCTGCAACTGCGGCTGATCCGGTGTCCAGCACTGGGGGCAGGCTTTGGTCTGCGTCTGCTTGGTCTTGACCGTCAGGTTCTTGAGCTTCTTCAGGTCGAAACGGAACCCACACAGGTCGCAGAAGCCAAAACTTTTAGCCCCATTGGCAAACCTATTTGCCATGTCAGATCATCCGACCCTTGGTCTTGCCGCGCTGCGCGATGCCGTCACCACGATGAGACTTTACCTTGACCGAGCCCCCGCGCTTGTATTCTTGTTCGTTTTGCGAAGCATTAACTCCCGCAGACAGCATCGACCTGTCTAACAACGCTTTCTTTGCATCAAACACATCCATTTCTTGGTCGTATTCGCGCATCCGCTCTAGTCTTTTTTCTTGCTCAGACAGCTTTGCCTTTCGAGCCAGATCCTCTCTAATCTTCTCCATTTTGGCCGGGGTATAGTTCTTTGGGTTGTAGTTTTCAGATAAATTATTCCTACTCATCCAGTACGGACGCGCTGGTACGTTTGGCTTTACTTCTCCAGGCATCGCCACTTTTGGGGCAACTTTTGGAGTCCGTTGAAGTGCTGTTTGTACCGCTTTGCTTGCGGCTCGTGCTGCGGGAACCAAAAACTCTTCTGGGTATACGCCTTCAACCGCATCCCGCCCAGGCCGCATAAGCGCTTCAACCCGCCGAGCTTCCCGCTCACGGTCACTCATTTCAAGGATGTTTTTGTCGCGGTAGGGAGCAGGCATCGTAAACCTCAGCTTATGAACATCTGGCGCGGCACGAACCGCACCGCTGCCTTTTCACGGTCTTCCGTCGATGCGAGATCCCAAGCCTCGTCATACTGCTGTTTCAACACCTGCATGCGCTCCATCGCGCCAGGGATCTTCATTGACAGGTAGTACGCCAACCCTGCCACCAAGCAGGGGATGAAGCGGAACGGGACATCCTGCGTGTACGTACCCCCGGCGCCAGCGTCTTGAATGCGGCGCAGTCTCCAGTAGATGAACTGATAGTTGTTCGTCTGATCCGGCACAGGCCATACCGTCACAGTCGGCGTGGGGGCTTGGCGGTTGATCCAGACCTGAATCGGACGGGCTTGCTGCAGCTTGTTGGGAATGCTGGAGTAGGTGGAAACGGAAATGCGTGTGATGGTCAGATCGACCTGGGTGCTGACGTTGCCCGCCCCCGTGCGAATCACATGCTCAATGAGGTCTACCGTGTCACTTGGCAGGTTGTACGTAGCTGTGCCTTGCACGAGCGGGATAGACCCCTGCTCAACCGTCCAGAGATTGATGCCCCGGTTGGCCCAGTCTGCAAACAGCAGGTTCATTGACCGCCGTGCGGTCTTCAGGTCATAGCCCGTGCGAAGCTCTGCACCACAGCGCTCAAAGGCTTCCTCAACGTATTCGTTGAGGTCAAGGTCAAACGTGGTGGTTCCAGAGGTTGCCATATTACTTCGCCGTCATTGCGGAGCGTTTGAACGCTTTGGCAGTAGGAGCGCCGGAAGTACCCGGCTTGCGCATTGTTTCACCCGATCCTGCGGCAATGCGTTTGCGCTTGGCATGGATGTTGGCGTAAAGCCCCGTGGGGCCACCCTCTGCATAGAGTTCGGTTGGGACATTAGCGTCTTTCCGCATCACTGCTTTGGGTAGCTTCTTGGGGTTTACGGCACCCATGCCACGGCTACTTCTCAAAGCACACCTCCACACCTAAGCCCGTTAACAATTCGACTAATGTGCGGTTGGTGCACATTAAACATCCTAGCAAGTTGCGATTGACTGTACTGTGCAAACTTATACATGCCACGCACTTGTTTTACCTGGATATCGGTCAACTTAGATGCGCCGTTTGATTGCCCATGAAGCGCTTTACTTCCACTTCTGCCTTTTGCAACCCTGTCAGCAACATTATCTACGTTGGTGCCAGTAAACAAATGCGCAGGATTGCAACACGGCGGGTTATCGCAACGATGCAAAACACACAGCGGGCTTGACAGACTGTCAAGTACACCAGATAAATACGCAGCTACACGGGACGCTGTGCGGTTACCAATAGGTGTTTTTACCCAGCCATACCCTTTACTTATGCGTGCGCCTTGCCACTCCCAGCAAACACTATCATCGCCTTTGGCAACTTTAGGCCAAAAACGTGTTTCCAAAGGAACGGCCTTACCGCTCACCGCATCTTCCCCTTGGTGTGGCCCTTCTTAGCGCAGCCATCAGCGCGGGTTACGCCGCCTTTGGCGAAGCCCAGAGCCCCACGAATGCGCTCACCAACCGAGCGAGTATCGGTGCCGGTGCTGCTAGACCTCGCGCTCTCGCGCATGGCCTTCATGCGGTCAGAAATAGAGCGGGTATCCGTAGAGCCGGAAGAACTCTTGCGCTCAGAGCCACCCATACGTTCAGTGACAGAACGGTCGTCAGTGCTGGTGCCACCAGCCCTTGCCCGCTCCCGCGCAGCTTTCATGCGCTCAGAAACAGACTTGGATTCGTCGTCTTTAGGAAGACGCTTACCCGTTACTTCAACACGTTGGGGCGAAGGAGATGGCGCGGGGCTAGGAGAGGGGCTTGGAGAGGGAGAAGCAGCTTTGGGTTTAGGCTTCGGAGCAGGCTTGGGCTTGGGCTTTTCCGGCATCAACTCCGCTGCCTCAGACATGCCCGTGGCTGCGGGACGCTCGTCCTCGCCGTAATTGACTTCGCCACCTTCGTCGTAGCGGAATTTACGCTTCTTCATGTCACACCACCTTGCACTTTCTTACGCCACGTTGGGCGCAGCCTGCACCCTTAACAGAACCGCCGGAGACGTAGCAAGAACCCCCCTTGGCAAGCTTGCGGCCCTCATGAGCTTTCATACCAGCCTCATTTGCCTTTTCCTGCTTCATGGCATCCAACTCAGCGCGGATGCCAGCAGGGGGCTTATCCTTGGGTTTACGTGAGGCGTGATACGCCTGCATCTCTTGGGCGGTTGGTCCGCCAATTCCAGTAGAACGCATAATTTCGCCTCCTTCGGCATGGGCTTTAGGCCCGACAAACTTCTTCGCTACGCTCGGCGGGACATCCGTCTTGCCAGCGAGAGACGCATACATGAACCGACGTTGTTTATCCGACTTGACCGGCACTTTGTTTACTCCGCAGAGTATCCAGTTTGGCCTCTATCCTGTCAAAGCGCTCTAACAACTCTTTCATGTCCGCCCGAAATTCAGACCGCGTGATGTGATCTCGGGCAATCTCTTCCCGTGTGCGGTTGAGCAGGATAGACAATCTATCAAGCTCCTTGAACTTGGATGACATGAAGAATGCCACTGCGCCCAAAAGGACAGTCAGGACGAGGTTCCACAATACCGTCGCTTCCATCGCCTACCACTCAGCAATTCCATGCCCGCAGGCTTTTGTTGATACGGGAATTCGGGTCTTTGGCTGTTTTCTCGCTGGTGAGCTTCTTCTTCATGCCCGACATCCGGGCACAGAATGAGTCACGGCGAGAGCCACCTTCAGGCTGCGGAGGCTTGAGGTTCATGCCCTGCGCTTTAGCAGATGCACGGCCCTTGGCATTCAAACCCCCTTTGGGGTTCTTGCCTTCCTTCCGCGTCCATGCAGGTGACTTAGCCATAGTAAGCCACAGCCGTAGTGCTGGCCCCACAGGTCACCGTCAAACCGTTTTCAGCAAGGATGCCTTCGCCAGGAATGATGATGTGGATAGCGCCCACAGCAGCAGGTGCCGTAAACGAAAACAGCGTGACACTGATCCCGTTCGTTACAGACACCGTACCGCTGGTGGTGTAGCTGATCGTCAACGCCTTGAGACGAGTCCGATTAGCCGTGACTGCTGTTGCCGCGCCAGCCGCACAGGCGGCTGACTTAACGTCGGTTTGCATCGACATGATGCGCTCCTATTAGGTAGCGGTGGTAACAGCAATCCAAGCAGACGAGCCGCGCACATACAGGCGGTCGTTGGTGGTTGTGCCATCCGTGCGCAGGTACAGAGACCCTTGAGCAGCAGTAATGCTCGGCGCACCAGAACCCACGAAGATGCCAAAGTTGGCCGTGGACGAAGCCAGGAACGCAGCCATGCCGCCTGCAGCAGGAGCAGTGCCGCTATCAGCGGTGACGTTGCCGGTAGCAGCAACAGAATCAACCACCGTGGCGGGGCCAATGGTAGCCGTCGTGGTGACCGCGCCGGTCGTGGCGTCAACAGAGATAGTTTGGAAACCGTTTTGCGACCGCACCGGGCCGTTAAAGCTGGTATTTGCCATGAGAGGCTCCTCAGTTTGCGCCTGCTGTCTGTGAGGTCAGTCCGCCAAGTCGGTCAGCAGGCAAGGTGAATCTTGGACTGTGAGCAGGGTAGCATAGTGTTGAAACTGGGTCAAGCGTAAACAAACACCAGCCCAGTAAATTTGCCCTTGCCAATTGGTTTACCAGAGAGCAGAGCGCGGCGCAGTGTGGGCATTGTCATTTGGTAGTGCGTCAGCACAGCAGTCAAGCTGTCAAAAATTTGCCCAGAGGTTTGCTCCAAAACTTTCTTGCGCATCTTCTCCTTGGCTTCTTCTGTGTGAGTTCTGCCAAGCCAGTGCATATGACTGCGCCCTGCTTCAATGTTTGCGCGGATCTTGGCGCGACCTTCTTCTGAAACTTTCCGGCCTGGGCCTTTGGGCTTGCCGCGTTGGGTGTCGCCAATTTTGGCTTTGGTTTCTTCGCTACGCTGCCGGCCTTCCCAAGGAGCGACAGGATTTGCCATCTTGGCTACACTAATTTTGGCTTTGGTTTCTTCTGTGTGCTGCTTGCCAACACGAGGATGATTAAAGTAGTCCTGAGCGTAGAAGTCTTTTAACGTCTGGGAGATTTGTTGTCGCTGTTCTTCAGAAACCGTTTTACCAAAGTTTGGTGTTTTATACGCGGGCGCGTTTCGCCACGGTGCTGCAGAAGAGTGCCCAGTGTTGTAGCAGTATGTTTGCCCAACATGCTCTTTAAGCCAACGATCTTCTACTCCTTGCAAAGACACAGCGTCAGGAACTTCTTCAACCACACGGAAGTCAAACTTCTCCTCTCCATACTTATTCCACGCCGCCTGAAGGTGTTTGCAGTGGTGCCGATTACCGCGCAACAATTTTCGATGTTGACGAAATCGAACCTTCTTGTGGATCGTGCTTCCAACGTAAAACTTGTCGTTGACCAAATTAACGATCTTGTAGATTACCTGTGTCAAGGTCCGCTCCTTACGGTACAAAGCCTAGACCTTAATGTACCAGTGGTACAAGGCAAAGTCAACGGACAAAAGAAAAGGCCCCCGAAGGGGCCTTAAGTGCTTGATTTACAAGGACTTTTTGCTTAGGCTCCGGGAGACCCGTAGATGCCCAACGGGTCGCTCACTCCGAACGAATACCGCTCTCGTGCCTTGTAACGAGCGTTGCCCGTGTCGAAGTCGGCATCCATTGACGTAGCCATAGGCACGCGCACGAAGTGCTTCAGACCGTTGGGCACATCCGTGGTCAGGAACCACGCATTGGTGTCGGTCAAGAAGTGGTTAACGGTATATCCCTCAGGGATAGAACCGTTGTTCTTCAGTGCGTTGATGTCGTTGTCGGCGGTGCCCACACGCAGGCTGGTTTCCAGCAGGCGGGTTGCCGTGAACATCAGGGCCGGGGGAACAACCAGCTTACGCGGCTTAGCAGCGATCAGCAGACCACGCTCATCCGTCCAACCAGCGATCTGAATGACGGCGGCTTCCAGGGAAGTCTCGTTCAGGTCGGCGGCGGTCGTCGGGCGGTTGCTGTTGGTGCCACCAGAGACCAGCGGGTGAGCGGTCGAGAACAGGGCTTGTCCGTCGCCGTAGGTAACAGCGCTGTTGAAACCGTTGTTCAGGATGGCAGCAGCTTTGACCTGCTTCGTGTAAGCCATAGCGCGAGCCAGGGCCTTCGTGTAGCGGGCCGACAGACTGTCGTACAGGTTGTCTTCCATCGCCTCTTCGGTGACGGAGAAACCCATAGCGATGGTCTCGTGGTTGTAACGAGCGGTCCAGGCTTCCTGCGCGTTGTCGTAGGAAATTGCTTGACCTTCGTTCTTCACCGGAGCAGCGCTGAAGCCGGAGAGCTTGGTCTCTTCTTCGAACGAGTCCTCAGAGCGCTCGGTCTCGTAGATTTCCTTATGCTCTTCGCCGTAGCGCTTGTACTCCATGCCGAACAGAGCGTTCAGACCAGGCAGCAGTTCCTTGAGTAGTTGGGCGCGTGAAATTGCCATTTTGTGTTACTCCTTAGATCGCAACTGCGACATCATAGGCGTGGTAACCGGCATTCCACTTCACCAGCACCTCTTGGAAGCCGTTGAAGGTGAGAGTACCCGTTTGCCCGGTGGTAGCAGCAGTAGCTTGCGACAGCGTCACCGTAGTGCCACTGACAGCCGCCACAAACGTACCGGCTTGGACGTTCAGACCCGTGACCAGCATGCCGGTCTTGATCGAAGCGTTTGCAGCGGCCAGCGTCACCGAGGTGCTTGCGTTACCAGTGGTAGCGGTCTGCGTCACCAGCAACTGGGTCTCCGGAACCATCTGAACGATACGGAACGGAGCGGTAGCCGTGCGGCGCACGTTGCCCGAAGCCAGCATCAGACCGACGTTGGAGTTGCCGCTGAAGTTGGAACCCGAACCCGTGTTTGCGGTGGCGGTAGCCATCGAAGTCAGGTTCGTGCCCAGAGCAGCAGCGGGTACGCAGCCCAGCACAGGGGTGCCAGAAGCGTTGTACTGGATGATCGCAGCCTTGATGACAATGTCCGGGTCATCGCTGACGTAGGCCACAGCATCAGGAGCAACGGTGTTAGCAGCCCAGCTTTGATAGCGTTGCTTGCCAAACAGAGGACCGCCAGCCGGGGTGTATTCACAACCCAGGAAGACGCCCAGCGTACCGCCAGTTTCTGCCGCAGCAGAGTCAAACGCCAGACCAGAAGTGATCAGCGTGCCGTCAGAGGTGAACTTTACGGGGTCACCGAAGTACAGGGAAGAGGTATACCCGCTAGCAATCGGGATCATTCGCGTGGAACCCGCGAAGACCTGACCACCAATCAGGTTAACCGGAATTAGACCGTACGGTCCTTCTACGGTAGGGTAAGCCATTTAAGACTCCTTGAATTTACGAGCCGCGTCCGAACGAAACCTCCGAGCGGCGCTCCTTAAACAGAGGCATCCGAGGATCATTCTCGCGCATGAAGTTGTTGTCCACTGATTGCATCTGCCCGTCAGCTTGACGCTGGAAGTAGGTAGAACGCTGCTCAATGAACTCCGAAGGTGTTTTGCAAAGCATCAAGCCACCGATTTGAATGCTGTCTGGGAACCGGCCCGCGCCGCCTCCTGACACATGCGCTTCTGGATGGTCGCTAGCTTTAACGGGCTCCCAGCCCTCTTGCAGCTTGACGGAGACATTACGAGGATCATCAACACCGAGAGTGCTGACACGAATCCATCGCATGGAGTATCCAGGCTCTGGGTTCACATCAGGAAGCAACTGCGGCGGCATCCACTGCTTGGGCCTCTCAGCCTTTGCTCGGGAATCTGCTTCGCGTGAAATTCGGTTCTCAGCCATTTTGTTTCCTCATATCTTCCGCAACCTGACGCGCATAGGCTTCCAAAGGAACCCCAAGACGCTTGGCGATATTGACTTGTGATTGTGTCAGCACGATCTTTCTGGGCGCTGTGCTGCGTGTTGCTGGTGCTACAACTGACGACTTTTTTGCTGTCTTTCCCGAGGAGAACGCATCTGGGAAAATTTGCCGTACACGAGAGTTAATCTTCTCGTAGTACTCATCGCTGGCTGTATCCACCCCGCTTTCAACAAGTTTTTTGTGAACTGTCAAAGCAACTGCGGTCATTTCGTCGTCTGACCCAAACCACGGATTGGCATCTTGCCACGCACGGGCTCTGGTATCGACTTGTACCGGTTGTTCAACAGGTCGTGGAGCGGGTTGTATCACAGTTTCTTGAGACTGTGCAACTTGCGGCTTGAAATTGTTTACCCGTTCAGCACGTATTTTTGCTGACGTTAACTCTTCTTGCGCAGAAACAAGGGCGTCCGAATCTCCTGATTCATATGCCTGCTTGTACTTCTGCTTGGCCTGCTCTACCTCGTTGGCAACAACCTTCTTGGCTTGCTCAAGCAATACTTGTTGGCCCTGACCCAGGCTACCTTGAAGCTTTTTGTTCTCTTCAACCAGCGCTTGAGCAAGGCGCAGTGCCTCTTCGCGCTCCCGGAAAGCCGCTTCCTTGGCCCTGCGCTCCTCGTGATAACCCTTAGAGAAATGCTGGATGCGCTTCTTAACGCCTTCGGAATACTGCTCAAGCTCGTCGTCGGTGACCTCTGCCGGGGCCTCCTTCATGGGCTTGCGGCCCTTGTCCGCTGTGGGCGTGTCGTCTACAACCTCAATCTCAGGCCCTGATTCAACTTCATACTCCACCTTCTCTTCAGAGGTGGCTACAGGAGTCTCGTCAGGGAACTTGAATTCGTCGTTCTGTACATTTGCCATGAGTTACTCCTTAGCCGCGCTTGATGCCACGGGGGTCTTGTACAACCGCCTCGACGCTGTCATCGTTGATCAAACGGAACTCTTGCCCGTGAATCTTCAGGCGCGTACCCGTGTTGGGGCGCACAAGGACAAAATCGCCCACCTTGCATGAAGGCCCACTGGGAAAGCGCAGCGGATCTTTGTAGCAGTCTGGCCCCATCTTGGCGACAAACAACACCGGGCTCATCACCTCTTCAAAGTGCATGGTCTGGCCCGCCTTGGCAAGCCCGCTCTCATACTCTTCTTCCGCTTTTGGCAGAACACAAAGCAAGTGATATGTCACCGGGTCAGGCACCTGACGGGCCTTTTCAGCTTCGGTTTGCGGCAACACCGTGGTGTTTTCACCGTCACTCAGGAGTAGTTCACTCATCGTCGTTTTCCATCTTTCGCACAAGGTCGGTGATAAAAGCATGTGCGCGTGATAGACCCCGGATCTCACCGCACAAGTCCTTGTACTCAGCAAAATCTTTTGCCGAGCCTGAGATAAGCGCCTGGGCGATGGACTCCCGGCGCTCCTCTAGTTCTTTAATGACTACGGTAAACGCAGTAGTCGCCATGTTTGTTCCTTACTGTTTAGGTTGTTGACGCAGCATTTGCTGACGGGCTTTCATCGCATCAGACTGCATTTGCTGACGTATCTTCTGCTGATGCTTCTGCTCGTTGTGCTGAAGTTCTTGCTGTGCTCGTGCCGCTTTGAGTCTCGGGTCTTCACCTTGGTTCTTTTGGGCATCTAGCGCCAGTCGAGCTTGTTCAAGCTGCAGCTTTTGCTGCGCGATTTGGAAGTCCCGCTGGCTGTCAGCTTCCTTGCGCTGAAGCTCTTGCGCCTTCAGTTGCAGTTCTGCCTGCTTCATCTGCACTTCAGGGTTCTGCGCCATCTGCTGGGCTTGCTGCTGTTGAGCCTTCTGCATGTTGCCCTGCAGCAATTGCTGCGCTGCCTGGGCTACCAGACGGGACAACTGAACTTCAGTCTGTTCATCAAGCTCCTGATCCGGCGCGGTCATCGGAACACCAAGCTGCTCTTCGATCTGCTGCCGGTAAGCAAACGCCATGTGCTCAGCAATGTGCGACAAAATTGCACCCTGCATCTGCTGCGCCATAGGCGTCTGCCCCATCATTTGCATGATGGTTGGGTCTTGGAGCATCGACATATGCGTAGCGATATGCGCCTGATGGTCCTGATAAATAAACGCCTTGGTGGGTTTACCAGTCAGGAAACTCATGTTTTCTGACACAGGATCACGCGGCTTCTGGTCATCTTCAATCGGCACCAGCTTCTCTGCGTTCTTAATCCCCAATACTTCCAACATCTGTCGGTGCAGTTGCGGCAAGTCGTAGATCTGCGGAGCGCCTTGAGCCAACTGCAGTGCCGCTTGGTACTGCATGATCCGCTGCGCCATCGTGGCTGCGTTGGGATCGCTAACCGGGATCACCTCAACAAGGTCGTAGTCGGCCTGCTTGACCGCACGGTCCCCGCCTTCAGGCGTGTAAGAGTAGTCAGGCGGCAGGAAGTCGCGGATGATCTCCTTGAGCAGCTTGAACTCCATCCGCAGGCTGGCGTGTACACGCGCCTGAACAGCAGACATCGTCTTGAGTTGGCGCTCAAGGATAGCCAGCGTTGTGCCCACAGGAGCCTGGGCACTCATGTCCGAGACCTTCAGGTCAGCAATAGCAGCCAACCTGCGTCCGTCTTCCGTAATTTGTTGGAGCAATGCAGCCAGAACTTGGCTCGGCTCCTTGTACGGCAGGGGCATGATGTTGTCCCTGACCGACCCGCTTGGCACATCTACGTCACGGAACTCGCCCGGAGCGATGGGCGTGTCATCCCCCTTAATCCTCAGGCCCCGGCTTTTCAGACCACCGGGCAGGTTGGACAGGGTTCCAGCATCCACCAACTGACGGATGATGGAAGTACCAGCGCGAGCATAACCACCAATAAGATGGATATAGCCCAGACCAT